GGTGTCCATCCTTCACCTTGTATTACGCCTTTAGCAGTAACTGTTCCTACGCCTTCTACATAAGCAAATCCTGCATATATAGCTTTAGCACTTGCTGTAACTGTAGCAAAAGCATTTATTTGTGCATTGCCTGAATTTATTAAACCACCAAGTGCTGTAACTGTAGCAGTTCCTGTAATAGAACCTATGCCTGATAGTATACGGAATCCATTAGCTGTAACTGTAGCATTGGCTGTTATAGAAGCATTGCCAGATTGTAGTAATGAGCCTAATGCTGTTACTGTACCTGTTGCTGTAATACTTGCTGAGGCTAGTGCTATAGAACCACCAGTAGCAGATACTGTAGCTGTTCCTAATATTGCACCACTACCAAACTGTGTTCTAGTACCTAATGCAGATACGTCTGCAAAGCCGTTTATAGATGCTGTGCCAAATACTAATGCACCGCTTGTTGTAACTGTAATGGTTGCAGTAGCTGTAATGCTTGCTGCAGATGTTCTAAAGCGTGTTCCTGATGCACTTACGGTTGCGTCTGCTGTTATTGCTGCAGATGCTTCTACCGTTCTACCTGCTAAAGAGCTAAAAGGTGCTTGGGAGAAACTAGCTATGCCAAACATAAATTATCCTTATAAGCTATTTATTTTTGCTGTCAATGCTTGTAATTCAGCTAGTAATTGTTCTTTAGTAGGTTGCACCACAACTTCAATAGGCACTTCCCATGTTACAGGAGCATCTTCGTGTTCTGTAATTTCACCCGTAATGACGTTAATTTCTGTTCTCATAGTTTACTCGTATAAAATATTAATTGAGCCAGCATCAAATGTATCTGTGCCGTTTACTGTGGTTATTCGGATGCGGTCTAGGGTTGCTGATAAAGTTTTTGATGAACCACCTAATGTTGGGTTTCCATTATTTGAAGCTGCTCCACAAGATGAAAAAACCCAATTATTGGAGTTAAGATTAAATATAGTAGATGTTCCAGAATAAGCCCAAGCAGCAACATATCCACCCGAAATTAAAGCACCAGTAGTAGATGTTGCTGTGGCATTATTTGTCCATGCTCCACCAAGATAGCCTGTTGTTTCTATGCCACCAGAATCTCCAAGCTGAATTTGTATATTAGAGTTTCCGTTTAAAGATACATCTCTAAAAATTACAGTAATACGCTTAACCCAACTAGGAATACCAGTAAAGTCAATACTAGTGCCTGATGTAGAAGCTACTTCTGTTGCAGATACTAAAGGTCTAATAACAGCAGTTGCATCGGCTACTGTAGTTCCAGATACAATTACCCCTGTTGTTGTAATTGTAGGACTTGTTATTCCGTCTGTTCCAGAAATGACAACAGGCATTATACTTCTCCTAATTGTTCGTCTGTAGGTCTAGGTAGCGTAGGATGTTCCCATTTAGCAATATAACTACCTTTACCATCAGCATCATCTTGAAGTCTAATACATGTTCTAAAATCATCTTCAACTAATGATGGGTATAAAGCTATAATTTTTTCATATAAAGTCATTATGCACCTCTCACTAAAGCACCATTAAAATATGTTGCATCAATTGTTGCCAAAGGAGTTTTTGCAGTACTAGCATATCCATACAATTCAACATAATCTGATGAACCATTAAAGTAAACAAGAGAAGATACTGTTCCGCCATAACCTGCTGTACCACCTGTACCTGCTCCTTGTTTATAGATAGTACCATTCTTATATATTGCACAAACCGTTACAGTACCACCAGAACCAAATTGCCAAGCACCATTAATTTGATAGTACCCAGCTACAGTTGGAGTAAACCTGCTAGATGCAAAATTACTATTAGTATCATATTCTTCTGTTTGGAAAGTAATTTTAGTGAAAGTGGCAGCAGTAAGTGCAACACCTGTACTTTGATATGCTGCAAAAGCTGGACCTGTTCCTGCTACACCTGTAGCTAAAGATGCTTGCGTTACTGTTCCTGTTGAAGGCGTAATTGTACTTGCACTTGTCAACACAGTCCCACTTGTAGTAGGCAATGTTAGCGTAGTTGTGCCTGATACTGCTGGAGACTCAATAGAAATTGAACCTGACGTTGAGCCATTAAGAATTAGCTTAGCCAAGTTTAGCCTCCAATGCTTTTAACTCTTCTACTGTATTTGCTGTATCTACCAATGTAGTAATATCACGAAGTCTTTGTTTTTCAGCAACGATAGCAGATGTATCTGCGTTAGACTCTAAAGCACGTTGAAATGCTACGTCTTGAGCTAATAGTAATGGCTTACGTTCAGCACGAAGCCTATCTTTAGTAATGTCTTTAGCTTTGTTTATGTCAATAATTATTGCCATGTCCATGCGTTCCTAAATGTTCTGTCTGTTGGTATTTCAGATACGTCTACAATGTTATATGCTTTGCCTTGTGGCACATCTTTAGCAGCAATTTCTTCTATGGTTAAACCACAGTCTGCAGGAACTATAATACTAATTCCACCTTCGTCATTTTGATATATTATACGTTGGTTCATAATTTATCCTTATCTAAAAATAGCCACGTTAGCATTACTTAAATCTTGGTCAGATTCTCGTCTTGACATTACTCTAACCTGAGTTGTAGATTTAAGAGTTGGAGTCCCACCAACAGTTCCTGATGGGTATCGTAAACCAAATTGATAAGAAGCTCCTTGGTCAGATATAACAGGAGCAATAGCTGTGATTGCATAATTTGCATTAGGCATAGCATTGGTAAAGTTGACTGTGTAATCACCTGTACCATTATCTGTAATGCTTGTTACATTGCCACTTGCATTAATAGCTACTGTACCTGTACCGTTAAAGTTTACCCAAGCACGACATCCGTATGCTGTTGCTACAGAACCATATCCAGAGTTAAATTGTAAATTTTGTGATGTATCTATAGTTAATGCTGCAGTACCATTATTAGTTTGTAATGCTAATGAGCCACTATTGTCAGGTTGTATCACTACACCATTAGTGGTAGTTGCATTTATAATTGTACTCATACTATCACCCATCTTGATGTACTTGGAACTGTGATTGTTACGCCACCAGAAAGAGTAACATCACCAGCTTCTACAGAGTTATATCCTGTAGGGAATGTGTAAGATGTACCTATCGTTCCGTTATTAACATTAAGTCCGTTAGATGCAGCAAACTGTGGAGCATAAGCTGTGCCAGTTGCATCTTGGTAAACAGATTCTTCAGCAGGATAAGTAACGAATACGTTTTTAGTACCTGCACTAAAGTTGACTGCTGTGCCACCATTACTAGACTCTAATATCGTATCACGAGATAAAAGAGTACCTGATAGCGTGTATGTACCTAGACCTACTTCCCATTCTGTACCACCTACAATAGCGTAGTAAGTAGTATTAGCATTACCTATAACAGAGAATGACTGAAAGCCAGATACTGCACCAGCAAGCGTAAACGTACCTGTGCCTGTAGTAGTAGAAGTCTCTTGGACTCTATCCTTGACGACTAACGCCATGACTTATCCTTAAGCTAATGTAACTGAAAGGTTGCCTGTTGAAATCTTAAAGATGTCACCAGAGTCAATAGTTTTAGATGTATCTAATGCTGTATGGTAAAGTAAATTACCTGCTGTTGCAGCATCATTAATACCAATCCAACCTACTACACCCCATGAAGCTGTTGCTGTTGGGAATGTAACGTCAGCAGAGTTTGTAGTTACACCGTTAGATGGTGCGCCAAATGTAACTGCTGTTCTAGCGTATGAACCACCAGATACTTCTGTACCACTACCTGCGTCTGTAGGGTCTGAAGTCCATAGTGATACATAGACTGTTGCTACGGATGTATATGTTGTTGCTCGTAGAGTTGCATTAATAAGTGCATTCTCTAAAAAATTACTCATTTCTGCCATAATATTTTCCTTATCGTGGTGTTACGTTTAGTGTTGTATATGCGTATGTTTGACCTAAGTCGCTTGTTTTAATATTAACAATTGCTCTATCATATAATGCTGACCATGTTGCAGTTCTTGGGTCATTCATTAAGTAAGGTTCTGCTTCTGCTAGAGTTGCGTAAAGTAAAGCGTCTGGATAGTATGCTAAGAACAAGTTACTAGAAGTTGTGCTAGAAATAAATGTAGGTTGAGCATAGTATAAAATTTGAATGGTGTAATCTGTATCTTGAGTAGGTGCAAATTGAAACTCTGTACCTAACATTGTAAAGTAGTGTGAACGACCTGATAATGTTGTTTGACCATTACGGAAGAACAAGTCAGGTGT